ATTTATACTATTATTGTGATAGCCAGCCCGGTATGGGTGGTCAAATAGACATTAAATTTATAAGTTACAGGGAATCTATAGCCGCTCAGATAATAGACTACGCCGATTTACGTATCGGTGGTCAAACTATCCAACGTTTAACGGGGGATTACATACACATGTATAACAATATACATAGTAACGAAGATGATATAAAACAAACACTTTACTTCTTATCTGCACACGGAAATTACATCAACGTAACACAGGACTGGGATTATAGTATTTTATTACCCTTTTACTTCTTAAGACATCCAAGTTTAGCACTTCCTGTATGTTCTCTAACTAAACAACAAGTTCAAATCGAATTAAAGTTTAAAAAAATGGAAGATGTTACTATATCATACACGAGATCTAATCGTACTATATCAGATCCACCATCGGATGTTTCAACATCAATAAAAAAAGTATCGTTGGTTTCCGATTTCTTTTTCATAACCGAAAACGAAAAAAGTTTCTTATCGACGCGACCAATCGAATACGTTATGACACAAATTCAAATGTCACAATTTAAGTTTAACCCGGGTGTATCTAAAAAAGCAGGTATGTTAAATTTTAAACACCCGGTAAAAGAAATGTTTTTTGTAGCGATTAGTGACGATGTACATAAATACGAAACAATAAAACAAGTTACAATGAAATTTAACAATAATACAATCATCGACGCAGATACTTTAATGTTATGTTACGAACAACCATTGAAATATTACACGGGAATAACGAATGGTAATTTCGGTGTATATAGTTTTTCAATGAATCCCGAAACGTATTACCCTACGGGACAAGTTAATATGAGTAGAATCGCACACAATTTAATAGAAATAGAACTCGATACCCCAAACGCTAATTTTGGTCACAAAGTGTATGTATATGCAGTGAACTATAACGTTTTAAGAATAGAAAGCGGACTTGGTGGTTTAAAATTTTAGTGAGTTATACTAGTAATGGCTGGTCGTGTTCAATTAGAAATATCTGGTCCACAGGACGCCTTTTTTACGGACGATCCAGAATACACATACTTCGTAAAAAATTTTCAAAAACATACTAACTTTGCACCCTTTTTTAAAGATTTAGACGTGGAAGGTGAAATGGAATTTGGTAACACTATAAGGTGTACCATACCACAAGATCAAGGTGATCTTCTCAAAACCGTGAGTTTGAAATTTGAATTATCTAACATACAACAAAACCTAGTGAGTTGGGCTACAGGATTAGGTTACGTCGAGTCTATAGGACACGCTATTATTGAGTATGCAGAAATATTAATTGGTGGTAAAACAATTCAAAGAATACCAAGTGATTTTTTAGCAATTTATTTCGATAATTACGTATCACATACAAAACAAGAAAACCTTGGTAAACTTATTGGCAAACCACCGGGTGAATTATCAGGTACACGATGTCGTCATCCAAGTATCGCAGGATATTTAGGAAACGCTACGTCTAACCAAAAATTTTTCGTCGATATTCCTTTTTACTTTTATAATAATCCCGAACTTGCCATTCCGGTATTTGCAATAGATAAACAGGAAATTGAAATTGTTATTAAACTTAGAGAACGTAGTGATTGTATTATAGGATATAAAACTTCAGATCCAGACTACGTATTTTATACAGGTGATCTTGTAACAACAAAAGGTCTCATTAAGGACATGAAAATAACGACCGAAATGGTATCGTTAGTACAAGACGAAAAGGATAAGATAAAATCTAAAAAGATAAATTATGCAATTACACAAATTCAAGAAGTTAAGAATAGAATACCCCAAGATGCAAATAATAACAATTTAGTACATACAACACACAGACTTGATTTTAAACATCCCGTAAAGGAACTCTTTTTTATAATACAAAGAATGAAAAAAACAGTGAACAGTTGGATGGTTACTAAGTTTGATTACGATTCAGAACACCAAGTATATGATAACTTATATACGAATCAAGAGCATTTACAAAATCTTTCTTTAACATTGGACGATACAGATGTTATTAGTGGAGCGGCCGGTGAGATTATAAATTTACGCGCGGTTCAAAGTGGTGTACACCATACGAGAACACAACTTTGTAGAAGATACTATTCGTATAGTTTTGCATTAGAACCGGAGCGTTGGTACCCAACAGGTCAGGTCAATTTTAGTTTAATTAAAGACCAGATACTCAAACTCACAACATTACCAGATCAAGATCTAGAAAGAGAACTTAGAGTTTTGGCACAAAGTTATAATATACTCCAAGTGGAGAACGGCATTGCAAAATTACTCTACTAAAATGTCAATTCAAAAAGAAAATGAAGCAACTTTACTCCTACAGGAACAATTACAGGATTCCGCATTGAATGTTATACAACCAATTTTAGAAAAGGCAATGGTACTTGCAGCAGGGTACGCAAAAGCGTGTGGACGAGACACGCTTCTAGGTGAAGATATGGAATATGCTATCAAGTACTGCGCCATGCACGAAGTTGGTAAGAAATTGGGATCACACTTCCCAGAAATATACGAAGAAGACACCGATAGTGACAATTTGGAAGATGAACTCGAAATTATCGATGAAGATGAAGAAGATATTGAATTTACAAGGTATTCAGGTAGAGAATACAAATATGTTAAAATAAACATGGCATACGACAATTGGAACGATTGGGTGCCGAAAAATCCGACAGAACAGATGTTAAAAAATGCTATAGATAGTAATGAACACCTCTAATTTAGATGGTTCTGATATTGAAACGAAGTATTTTAAAATAACAGGTGATAGTTCAGATAGTGAGAGTGAATTAGACTCCGAAACAGAAACCGAATCGGAAACCGAATCAGAATCTAGCAGCAGTTTATCAGGACACAATGGTAAAATCAAAATGCTTAGAGGGTACTTAAAAAATACTAAAAAGTATAAAAAGATTTTATTTGAAGATACATTATTCCCAGAATAAAATCTATATTTATAGTATAAAAAATGTCTGCTCAAGAAACTGCTATGCTCGTCGCTCGTGAACTCGAAGGTCAATCCCTCAACGCCATTGTTGCGGGCTTCTCATTCGCCGCTGCCCTTTCGTGGGTTGATTTGGTGAGATGGGTTGTCAACCAAGTTGTCAAGGTTAACAAGAACGGCGGTATGAACTACACGCTCACTGCCTTGTTTACAACTCTCTTGTCTATCTTCGTCTACTTGGCGATCTCCAGAGTGTCTTCCAAGGTCCAAAGACCACAACAACCAGTCTTCGCTATTACGAAGTAACTTTTTGGGGTTTTTTAATTATAAGTAATAAAAATATCGCCATGGAAACTAACAAAAATATAGATATAAATGCATCCCATTTATGACTATCCTCTTCTTCTTTTTCGAGGATATTCATAGGTGTTTTCAAAGACTCAACCATAGTTTCGTCATTAGTTTCTTCCGTAGTTAATCTAGGTATATTAACAAATTTATCAGTCGAGCACGTAACAGCAAGTTTTAGTATATGATTTGCGTTTCTAAAGTTGTATGGTATTAAACGATTATTACTACTATAGTAAAATTGAACGCGTAACTTCGAAATCGTTTTATGTTTACCCGAATCAAAATTATGTTCTACCGCATCGTCCACACCCGAATAATTTATAACGTCACCACACAAAAGTATTCGACCGGTATAAAAAGGTAAATCTGAAAATATCGATTTATTAAAATCATCAGAACCGCTACTCAGTTTAACTATAATAGCATCTGCACCTTGCAAATTAACACTACCAGTTTCGAGTGTATAAGGAGAAGTAGATGTAGAAAATACATTACTTGCGGTTAAACCTAATACATCGTGTGGTGTTGTTTTACCACTCACACTTGATTTATACCCGTTTGTACCGTTATAGAAATCAAAACTAAACTGGTTTGGACCTTCAAATGTTATAGCATTCGTATCTTTATCAAAATCGGACGAAGATAACATGCCATTTGAATTAACAATAACATTAGAAGCTAAATCTTTACCATCGTAATTTCCGTTTGGTATTGTTATATCATAATTAGTAGATGAACTATTAATAGTAAACGTGTTGTTTCTATCGTTTATGAGATACTGGCTATTATGAATACGCGCTGATATTAACGATATTTTACTAACATTGTAAATAGGAGTTTTTAAATTAACAACATAATCACTTGGATTAGGATAAGATACAGGATCGCGTTCTCCACTATCTATATCTAAGGTATGTACCTTCATTAAAATAACGGAGTATTATTTTAATGAGAGTTTTAACTTGATGATTTCAAAATTAATTAACAAAGACTATGCGAAAGAGGGTTATTTT